CATCTAAACAAGATATTTATTCTTTCTTTAGTGATGGAACAAATTGGTATGGTGCAACTATTGGGCAGAACTACTAATGTTTGGCGCATCTAAATCAGGTCAAAGTATAGGTAAACCAGACCCACAATTTAACTATGTAACTGCTTTGTTGCATGGGGACGGGACTAATGGTGCTCAGAACAATACGTTTTTAGATTCATCTTCTAATGCGTTTACGGTTACAAGAGGTGGTACTCCTACACAAGGTTCATGGAGTGCTTATGGTAGTTTGTGGAGTAATTATTTTGGTGGTTCAGGAAATTATTTAAGCGTTTCAGATGCAACTCCATTAAATTTATCAGGTGGATCGTACACACTAGAATTTTGGATTTATCCATCTGGAAATTATACAGATTACAATACAGTTATTAGTAAACGTATAGGTGGGTCTTCTGCTTGGGAAGTATTTTTATCTCAAACTACAGGTTACTTAGCTTTTTTTAATGGAACAATTTATTCTTCATCTGTAACCCCATCAACAAATACTTGGAATCATGTTGCAGCAGTATATGACGGCACAAATATTAATTTATATTTAAATGGTACTAGAGTTTTACAATCTGCAATAACAAATACTGATTATTCGGCATCAATTTATGTTGGTTCATTTCCAACTTATAACGAACAATTTATTGGATATGTTAGCAATGTAAGAGTAACAAAAGGTGGTGCTTTATACACAACAACTTTTACACCTCCAACTTCCCCATTGACTACAACTGTATCATCTGGAACAGTATCATTATTAACTTGTCAATCAAATAGATTTATTGATAATAGTACAAATAATTTTGCGATAACAATAGTAGGCACTCCATCAGTACAAAGATTTAACCCATTCTTACCTACATATTCACAAGCATATTCAACAAGTGTTTATGGCGGTAGTGCTTACTTTAATGGTAGTACAGATTATTTAACATTAGCATCAAATACCGCATTTAATATATTTGGCGGTAATATGACCGTTGAATGTTGGTTCAATGCGAATATATTATCAGGATCAGGACATTTATTTGCTTTTGTAGAAACATCAACAAGTAGGGAATCAATTTATTTTAATTCTTCGCAATTAACTTTTTATTCTGTTAACGCATTGGGTGGTGCTAATAACATTGCAACATCTGCTCTATCTCCAAATACTTGGTATCACATGGCACTTGTTAAAAATGGTGCAACATTTACCTTATATTTGAATGGAGTTTCAGTAGGAACATCTACAACTTTATATTATTCAATTGCCAATCAATCATTACAAATTGGCACATATAACAATGCAAGTTACGGCCCTGATTGTTTTAATGGATATATTTGTGACGTAAGGGTGGTAAAAGGAACGGCAGTTTATACATCAAACTTTACCCCTCCAACTGCACCATTAACTGCAATAAGCGGAACATCGTATCTTGGTAGCATGACAAACGGTGCTATTTATGACAATGCAATGATGAATGACCTAGTAACAGTAGGGTCAGCACAGATTAGTACAAGTGTTAAAAAGTATGGAACAGGGTCATTAAGTTTTAATGGATCAACTGATTACTTATATCAACAAAGTTCTCAAAATACAAATTTTGGGACAGGTGATTTCACTATGGAAGGGTGGTTTTATCAAACAGGATTAGCAACAAATTACCCTGGAATTATTTCCAATCCAGCCCCTTTTTCTGGGGCAGGTGCTTGGGCGGTTTTGTCTAGCCATATATCTTCAGGAGTAAGAAAACTTCAAGTATATTTTTATGATTATAGTGTTGGTTCTCCACTTCTTTTAGGTACAACAACATTGTCAGATAACACTTGGTATTATTTTGCATTTACTAGATCAGGAACAACTTTTAGATTATTTTTAAATGGAACAATAGAAGCAACAGTTACATATTCTGGTAATTTTGTTTCAACAAGCGCAATGGTTGTTGGATGTAATCAAACAAATTATTTCTTTCAAGGTTACATTGATGACATAAGAATCACAAAAGGTTACGCTAGATACACATCCAATTTCACACCTCCAACAGCAGCATTACCTAATTATGGAAGTTCAACATGAAAATAGCAATCATATCCAATAATACAGTCACTCAAGTTGGCGAGTATTCAGAACTATTCCCAAACACATCATTTAACCTTAGTGGGCCTGATGATGCTTGGTTGGCTGAAAACTCATGCAAGAAGGTTAATCTCTACAAAGACCATGACGCATTGACTCAAAAGTTAATTGCTAGTGAACCCTACATTGATGGGGACTGGGTTTATTTGGTCAGCGTAGTAGCAATGACCGATGATGAAATAGCATCAGCAAAGACAAGTGCAATGGGTCAGATCAGGGCAACTAGGGATAGACTCTTAACTGCTAGTGATTGGACACAATTGCCTGATGTATCATTTGCCAAGAAGTCAGATTGGACAACTTACAGACAGAGTTTGAGGGATTTGCCTAGTACGATTACAACAGACCCAAGGGTTTGGAGTTCTTGGCCTCATGATCCTGATTATGTGGAGCGTAATATTTAAATAGGAAATGTAATATGTATGGCTTGGATGTAAAGACACAATGGGAAGATATTCTCAAGATTCATTGTATAAAATTAGCAAAAGAAATCCATCCAGAATGGTATCGATGGGCATTAACCAATAACTATGAAAGAGCAGTATTCCTAAAAGGAGACCCTGTTTTACCTAGAGAAGCCACAAGGTATATGTGGGCCAATCAAAATCTTTTAGGTAAGAAAGTTTTTGAATTGGGATGCTCTTCTGGTTATGGATGTCAATTCCTACCCAACGATACCGACTATCTTGGGCTTGATTACGATCCTATTATCATTAGTGTTGCTCAAGAGCAGAATTGGCTAGAAAAGGCTCAGTTTGTTCAAGGTGACATCAACCATGTTGCCCTAGACCATTACGACACCATCATAGCCTTTGAGGTCATAGAACACCTAGATAACGGCTTGGAGATCGTAGAAGAGCTTAAAAACCATTGTGATAGGCTACTCATCACCGTGCCTTGGAATGAGCCTGTAGGGTTTTGGGGGCCTCACCACAAGATACACGGACTCAATGAATCCCACTTCCAAGGGTTCAAGTTCAATTACATTGACCAACATGGACGGGTAACAGATACGGTCAACCCAATCAGTCCTGAAAACCAATGCAATCTCATGATTTTGAGGTGGGACCGTGGATAGTGTGCTCTGCTCCATCGGGACTAGAGGCCGATACGACACCACACTTCCTCTAGCATTAGCAGCAATAGTTAACCAAACAAAGATACCCGATAAGCTCATTATCTTTGATGACAACGATGAGCCTAGAGATGTTCGTGAGGAACTGATCTACAAGAACTTATTCCAGATGATGGAGTTAAAGAACATCGAATGGGAATGGGTTTTTTCTCACAAGAAGGGAACTCATTGGAACCACCAGACCGCCAACATAATGGGTTACAAATGGGTTTGGAGAATGGACGATGACTGCATCCCAGAACCCAATGTGCTTAGGACTTTGTTAAGTTATGCTATACGCAAGAATGCAGGGGCAGTAGGAGGCTCGATCCTGACCCCTCCACTACCCAAACCATTCAAAGCAACTGGGAAAATAGAAAAGATCAATGAAGAACCCAACATCCAATGGGGACTTATTACCAAGGAACAGCAAGTAGAGCACTTGCATTGTAGTTTTGTCTACCGAGCAGGGGAATATGACTACAACACGGGTCTTTCTAGGGTAGCGCATCGTGAGGAGACTTTGTTTAGCTACGGGCTACACCAGAGAGGATTTAAGCTTTATGTGGTTCCTGATGCTATTACATGGCATTTAAAGAACCCTGATGGCGGCATAAGGAGCGAGACTGACGAATCCTTGTACATCCATGATGAGCAAATCTTTGCCAATTTCATGCAATACAGAGACCACACCATTGTGGTATTAAACTGCGGTTTAGGAGATCACATTGTCTTTTCCAAGATATTGCCTGAAATCAAGAAACCTTTGATTTTTAGCTGCTATCCAGATATTGTGCCTGGTCATGCTATTGCCCATGCTGAACGTGGGTTTGGTAACTTGGATCAATGGAATATCTATTTGAAAATGTCCCAATGGGAATGGAAGGGTTCCTTAGAGAACGCTTTTAGAAAGCTGTACTTATGATTATCATTAGTCCGTACTCCAAGGCTTTAAGAAATGGCAAACCAAATCCTAAGAATTACCCTTATTGGGAAGAAGTCCTAAAGGGCATTAAGGAGCCTGTAGTCCAGATTGGGATTACTGGTGAAAAGCAATTGTGTGAGGATTTTAGACAAAACCTGAGTTTTGATGAGCTAAGAGCACTTTTAAAGGAATGTAGGACTTGGATTGGCTGTGATTCGTTCTTTCAGCATTTAGCCTGGAAAGAAGGTAAAAAAGGTATTGTTTTGTTTTCTAAATCA